CTCCTGCAATCGCAACGTCAAAGCGACCTAAAGGAGACAAATCAAATTTACGAATATCTTCAATAATTATATTTTCATATAATTTTTTTAAGCCATATTTCTTAACATACGGCTCAAATATCTCAACCCCAGTCCATTTAGCCTCTGGGAATAATTTGGCGTAAGTCCCAGAACCTGGGCCAATATCAAGCATTCTTTCATGCTTAACGCGGCCAACAATATTCCGTATATACGGCTTGCCCTGTTCAAAGCTAAATGGCATTTGAGTTCCCCTCCTCGTTGCCAGAATTTATATTACGAGCTCCATTGCTCCGTCGGCACTGTTGGCCAGTTTGTAACAGGCGTGGTCGGTGGGTTCACCGCGATGGCCCGAACCTGGCTGCGATACGACAGGAACGCCGCCTGATTCGTTAAATATGGGTTCGATTGAGCGGGGTCAGACACACTTGGAATCGCCGTCCAATCCGTATTGGTGAGAAGCTGCGAGGCTTGATTTTTGTTTTGTGCTTGAACCTGCTGGTCATGCGCCGCCTTCTGTTCAGGCGTCATGGTTGCGACCGTCCAATCAAGCGTCCAAACGCCGTCAATTAAGGTTGGATTGGCATTCTGAGTGCAAACCTGCGTATTTGCATCATATGTCGGTTCTGGAAGAATGGTTACTGGCGCAAGGGTATAACCATTCTCAATAGCCGTCTGTGTCTGCGGGAACCAATAGGCAACATCATAATTGTCGCCGTAATTGGTATATGGGTTTTGTTCTTGCAAAGTTGAAAATAAGTATGGGTAAAGGATCAGCGTCGTGTCCTTTACCTCGGCATACATCGTCATTTCTTCTCTCCATTAATAATGACCGTCGACGTTTCTCTGTCAATTTCTAAGAAACCGTCGCAGGCGATATTCCAATCTTCGCCAGTTTGTTCATCCCAAGAAGGAACATTCATTCTAACATGTTTTGCAAGATATTCTTTGCTTCCATTCTCAAAAACACGCCAGACATGGTCCTTAGTCCCACGCCCGGGCGCTCCACGCATTTTGTTGTAGCGAATGTGGTAGTGGTTCATATGACCTCTACCTCACAGGCTGGCTGTGGATTGTCGATGAGGGAGATGTTGAAATGAACAAATCGGAAAGGCTCATTGCTGCCGTTTTTAGTGAAGCTATGCGGCAACCAAGCATTTGTTAAAACAAGCACTCCCGGCTCTGGCTTGAAGTGAAAAGCATTCGAGGCATATGTCACATTTGACATATCGTCTTCAGAGATGCCCAGTTGCGTCTTCCCCGGCCTTGGGTCATGGAACGTCGCCGCGCATGATCCTTCTGGCGTGTCAAGGAAGTAAAATCCGACTATCTGCACACCATTATGGTGAATGTGCTGGTCCATCTGACTGAATTTATGGTGTTCCTGTGCCCACATTTCAGTAAAAAATGCGGCCTTTTCTCTGACATTGTAGCCCTGTTCCCGCAAGATATTGAGGGCTGTCACGGCAGTGTATGCACAAAAGTCCTGTATGCTTGGGTCTTGCGAAATATCCCCCGACATTTTGACGGGATAGATTTCATTTAGCTCATGGTCGATGGCCTTTAGGGCCGAGTTAGCAGATTTGCGAACTGCCTCTAAAAACTCTGGCTTATTAATTGAATAAACCATCGTCGGGAAGCAGTGAATGTTTTCTAAAACATCATCAGACATTACGTTTATCTTCTAAAAAGTATTCGCTGTGATTTGTTAAACATTCGATGGCGTTCTTTGCCCCCGCCAGCTTGTTCATCACGCCTTGAATGTGAGGTAGAAGCTCAGTCTGGAAGTCAGGGTGGTTTCTCATAGCCCGAAGATGGTCTTCTGGGATAGTCCCCGTTGAGAAAAGAAAGTTCTCCACACGGTTTTTGAACTCGCCAAGCCATTCATCCCGCTGTGCGGCTTCATTGGCCTCTAAAAGCGGAAGATGTGCATATTTACGATGAGGCTCAAGCTCTTCCATGATGCTCTTGATGGTCGCAAGCTCCATTTGAGCGGCTTCCATATTCGTTGACCACGTATAAAAATGCGCGTCAGCCTCAATAATATCGGCCTCTGCCCGCATCTTGTCGGTCTTTGACGCATTCGGATCGTCAATAACAGCCTGAGCGTCTAATATTTTAGCTTCTCTGCGAATACGTTGCGCTTCGCAGCTTTGAACGACCGCCTCGCGGTCGATCTTTTGTCCATACATAAGCATCCACGCGCCATCCGGCGTGAAGCAAGAGCCAGCCATAAAATGACGAAGCTGAAAGTCACAGTTATTTCTATGCGGATTAGAGTTCATTGTTCCCCTTTAGACGTTAACCCCACATGTGCCGTTTGAGGCGGCTGAGCCACCGTAAGAAGCCGCGGTAGCAATCCCACCTGTTGTTACGCTATCACAAGCATAAGTATATTTATTCCTTGTTGTTGATGGGCCTGTTGTATATCCAAGTGCAAATATACCTCTGGTGCTATTTCCAGCAGCGGAACCATAATGTGAAGCAGCAGTGGCTACTCCGCCAGTTCCAACTGAGCAGCAAGCATAAGTATATTTGTTGCGTGTTGTTACGTAGCCAACCCCACATCCATATCCAAGAGCAAATATCCCTCTAGTGCTATTCCCAGCAGCAGAACCTTGATATGAAGCAGTAGTAGCTGCCCCGCCAGTTCCAACTGAGCAGCAAGCATAAGTATATTTATTCCTTGTTGTTGATGGGCCTGTTGTATATCCAAGTGCAAATATACCTCTGGTGCTATTTCCAGCAGCGGAACCAATATATGAAGCAGTAGTAGCTACTCCTCCAGTTCCAACTGAACAGCAAGCATAAGTATATTTGTTGCGTGTTGTTACGCCGCCGCCAACCCCACATCCAAATCCAAGAGCAAATATCCCTTTTGTGCTATTTCCAGCGGCTGATCCATATCGGGATGCGGCAGTTGCCGCTCCTCCAGTTCCCACTGAACAGCAAGCATAAGTATATTTGTTGCGTGTTGTTACGCCGCAAATACATACATATCCAAGTGCAAATATACCTCTGGTGCTATTTCCAGCAGCGGAACCATATGCTGAAGCAGCAGTGGCTACTCCGCCAGTTCCAACTGTATCATTGGAAAAAGTATATTTGTTGCGTGTTGTGCTGCTAACCCCACATAAATATCCAAGAGCAAATATCCCAATAGTAGCATCGCTACCACCAGCCTTCTTTCCAGTAAAACCAAAAGCCTTCGCAGAAAACGCGCCTCTGGTAATGACTGCGGGCATGTCAGGCTCACTTAAACTGGGTTTGGGAAGCAAACACGTTATACGTCGCGCTTGCCGTTTTTACCGCGGTATACGTGTAAATATCCACTCCGCTTGCATTGCCACTTGTCGGAGCTGCTCCTCCCTGCCATTGCGGGGTGACAGAAGTTCCATCAATCGTGACGGCATTATTATAATAGGCCGTCGCGCCTTGGGTGACAAGAAAAGCAATCGAGATAGACTGCCCCGTCGCCATGAATGTATTAAGGCTCGTCGAACTATTACCGCGAATATTCAGCGTCCAGTTTGCGGAGGCACTTGTGGTGTAGAACAATACGCTCTGCGTAATAACGTCATAGTTAATCGTGCCAGTAGCAGCCGTGGCGCTGACCGTCGCCACCTCACCAGTGTTGGTAAGGTTCAAGACCGGGGCGTTAACGGTTCCTGCGTATTCCGCAAGAATGGATAGGTTTCTAGGTATTGTCATACGTTAACCCCACAGGTTCCGTTGGAGGCGGCTGAACCATAATACGAAGCACAACTTGCAGCTCCGACACCACTGGCTGTGCTAGTGCAGCAAGCGTAAGTGTATTTGTTGCGGATGGTTGATGGTCCTACGCCGGCCACAGATCCCAAAGCAAATATGCCTCTAGTGGAATTACCTGCGGCTGAGCCAAACTGTGAACCACAACTTGCAGCTCCGACACCACTTGCTGTGCTAGAACAGCAGGCATAAGTATATTTGTTGCGGATGGTTGATACTGCGCCACTCGCAACCCCCAAAGCAAATATGCCTCTAGTGGAATTACCTGCGGCTGAGCCACCATATGAAGAAGCACTCGCTGAACCTACGCCTGTCGCTGTGCTAGAACAGCAGGCGTAAGTGTATTTGTTGCGGATGGTTGATGCTACGCCGCACACAGATCCCAAAGCAAATATGCCTCTAGTGGAATTACCTGCGGCTGAGCCAAACTGTGAACCACAACTTGCAGCTCCGACACCACTTGCTGTGCTAGAACAGCAGGCATAAGTATATTTGTTGCGGATGGTTGATGCTCCGCCGGCCACAACTCCCAAAGTAAATATGCCTCTAGTGGAATTACCTGCTGCAGATCCTCGATATGAGGCCGCACTTGCAGCTCCTACGCCACTCGCCGTACTGCTGCAACATGCGTAAGTGTATTTGTTGCGGGTGGTTGATGTTACGCCGCACACATACCCCAAAGCGAATATGCCTCTAGTGGAATTACCTGCTGCCGATCCATAATATGAGGCCGCAGATGCGGATGCCGCAGAGGTGCTTGTGCAAGTCGCAAAAGTGTATTTGTTGCGGGTGGTTGATGCGCCGGGCGTACCCCCCAAAGCAAATATGCCTTTGGTTCCAACAGGGCCACCAGTATTTCCACCAAACCCATATCCTTGGGCCGAAAATGCGCCTTTGGTCGAGATAATTGGCATTTTATTTAAACTGCGTTACGGCAGCAATAACCGTATAGGTCGCATTTGCCGTTTTGGTAATTGTGTAGGTATAAATATCAATCCCTGAAGCATTACCCGTAGTCGGCGCAGTTCCTCCTTGCCATTTCGGTGTCACAGTCGTTCCATCAATCTGATATGCGTTATTATAATAAGCTGTTCCACCTTGTGTCGTCATCGCAACAACAGTTATCGTTTCATTAAGCCCAAGATATGCATTTAATTGTGTAGCAGCAGTCCCTCTGAAATTAATTGTCCAGTTAGCGCCTGCATTCTGCGTAAAATACAATACAGACTGCTTATCAACGTCGAAGTTGATCGTCGCATTTGGAGCCGTGCCGATAACAGTGACAGCATCTACTGTTGGATATTCAGTTGCCGAGACAAATGATCCGCCATAAATGTGCGCACTAGACATAGTGCTAGTGTCAAACGAAGCAACCTTCTTACCAAATGCGGATGATGTGCGTGGCATATCAGAGAAGCGCCCCAAACGCTGTAGCGGTAAGTGCCGTAGTAGAAGCCGTCGTTGTGACAGTCACGCTAACATACAAACGGTTTGCCGAAGGGATATACAGACCATTTGCATAAGCATATGTCGTCGTGAACCCCGCCGCAGTAGTGCTTGGCGTTACAGCAGAAACTGGAATTTCATCCGTCAAATAAGCATTCGTGCCGTCCCAGTTCCAAATCTGGACGAGGTTGGCAGCCGTAGCAGCAGTAATACTAGTAGAAGCCGCAACAACTTTAATATAGTCAACTCTCGTTCCATTTGTGGAAGTTGGAACGAACTGAATGATATTAGCACCGGCCAAGCTTGCTGTAGCTGTCGGGCCTCTTGTCGTGCAGGCAGTTTGAGCTGTTAAATTAGCAGACACAGAATATGGTGTCTGAGCAAATACTGGAGTAGCAGTTACGGCCATTACAGGCTCCCGAAGTTGTTAGCGATATATACTGTGGTCACGCCGGTCCCAGGCAATTCCCCAACCGTCGCGGCGTTATCATAAAGTATTCTACCGGATGTTCCACCGCTAATTGCCGTTGAGTTTACAACGACAGTTCCAACATTCACCGTATTGTAAGCAATCGTCTCGACAATATCGCCCGCAACAGCGCCGACGCTTAATACCACACTTGTGCCGTTCGACGCCGTATAGTCTGAGGCATTCAGCAACACGCCATTCAGATAAACCGCAACATAACCAACTGTATAAGACAACGTGAAGGTTGTCTGACCGCCAGTAGCCGTAAAGCTCGTTCTAACGTATGTCGCATTTGGAGCCGATCCGGTTGGTCCTGTAGGGCCTGTTGTTCCAGTTGAGCCTGTAGGACCAGTTGGGCCTGCTACCGAAGAAGCTGCTCCAGTTGGTCCAGTTGGGCCAGTTGCTCCCGTTATTCCAGTGGAGCCTGTAGGTCCCGTTGGGCCGGTTGCGCCCGTAGAACCAGCAGTGCCAGTAGGTCCAGTTGGGCCACCCGCGCCAGTTGATCCCGTTGGTCCTGTCGGCCCAGTAGGCCCATTTGTCCCGGCAGAACCTGTTGGTCCAGTAGGTCCGTTGCTACCAGATGAACCCGTAGGTCCTGTTGGGCCACCCGCACCCGTTGACCCTGTCGGCCCAGTAGGTCCATTTGTTCCCGCAGACCCTGTAGGACCCGTTGGTCCATTTGTTCCCGCAGATCCCGTAGGACCCGTTGGTCCGTTTGTTCCGGCAGACCCTGTTGGCCCTGTAGGGCC